GCTGTTTAAACCAGGGTTACCATTGAAGATAGGGGCGTTGTCGGGATTTTACCGACGCGCGTCTCGCACCAACTATTTCTATCCCCCGGCTAGTGCGGGGTCTTTGTCGGGCTTTTACCGACCGGGGCGTCCGGAGGTGTACTTCTACCCCGCCCAACTCAGGCGGCGAAACGGCGGGTTAAACCCGCGTTGGTGGTGGTCCGGTTAGACTCGGTAATGGGTTGATGTTGTAGTGACAGTTGGGCTTGAACACCCATCTTATCTCCACTGGATCGAAGTTATCCAACACCTCACCCCGCTCGACCCACTCATCGAACGCTTTCTCCATGATCAACTGCTCGGCTACACTAATGCCTGTGCGGAACGCGAATGCGCCCCGCAGTTCCTCATCAACGACGCCCGGACGAGAGGATAAGACGTCATCGATGCCTGCGGCATTTCGTACGGCCATGCGGTAAAACCATGGTACTTCGTTTGTCGTAAGTAATTTGAGCATCTGCTTCTTCATCCGTTCTTTCCCGAACTTCGGGTAGAGAATGGAGACGACTGCTTTTGCCCAAGGCCCAATGATGGGCGTTTCTGAATCAGTGTGAAGGTACGACATCGCCTTCGCGCATATCAGCAATTTCGGGTCCCCGCTGGCTGTTGTTAGATGGAGTTTTGCCATGGCCCGCAGTGGGTCGGAGTATGATCTAAGTTCTCCGCCCACCTGTGTGAGGAAGCGCCCGCAGAATGATGTTTGGGTTATGTCGTTGTAGACATCGATCTTGCCTTGAAATCCGATTGACCAAAGAAACTGTAAATTTTCTATGATTTGCTCGAGGTATTCTTCCGAGCATCCAATTAGGCCGTCGTCCCCTTCATGCGCCGCTTCCCATTCTTTCCTTGGTATTTTGCGTAGGCAATACCATACGGCGAACCTGTTGAGCAATCCGTTCCCAATGGATGTGGTCAAGTCGCCGCTTTGCCTTCCTCCTGCTTTCGTGTAAGTTGTCCCGAACGCGCTGTTAGCTTTAGTGAGCATCATGAGGTCGTATGCTTTGTGAACTTCTGGGTATAGCTTCCTAGGATAGGGTGACAGAACTATCGTACGTTCCACTTCTAAGAGTGCTTCGTTGATAGTCATGTCAAACCTGGCGTAGTCGATTTCAATGAAACGTTTAAATTTCATAAGGTGGGACATTCTTTTGTCCCTCGCCTTTAAATCCAAGCCTTTTACCAGAAAAGGGGCTTTGGCCGCCTTGTGTTCAACCTTCCCGACAAACCTTCCCAAGACAGCCATGAAGGCGTCCTGTCGAGGTACGATGTTACGTGGGTCAGTCAGGTTGATGGTGGGTTCGACCTTGATGAAGTTCTGCACTTTTGCGTTCCTACTGGTTAGAAGCCCGAGGCGCTCGGCCTCGTCTAGGCCGGCGCGGAGCTCCTCTCGTCTCAGTTCTGGGTACCTCTCCACCCATCGTTCGAAATCCAGCGGCCCCTTGACCTCCCGCATCCATGCCATTTCTGGCGTTCGGAGGAACTCGTGGGCCAGCGCTTGTAGAGGGCTGCTCTGGTGGTTGACGCCCTGCGGCACTGTCACGGTCACGACAGTATTTGTACCAGGCGACTGTGACGTCAGCCCGACCGCCTCTTCTACACTGACGCGACTGTCTGACCACCGTGTCGAAGCCGATAAGGGTGTTGTCAACTCCCACAGCGTCAAGTCCGGCAAGTTGCCGGTTAAAGACAGCTGGTCGTATTCTCGCCTGCCACATCGCTCCGCGCAGTACCTCGATGATGATGACGTCACCGTTGGCCCCGACGTTGGTATTGTCGTATGCGAGAGTGATGATTCGCGCGTCATTGGCAGCTGTTCCAGCCCTCGTGAAGTGGAATGGAAGTCCTGGAGGTATATGACAACCACGCCACGCGAAGTGGGGGGTCGCCATGCAAGCGGCGCATTGACATTCTTCGGTTTGTACTCCGCCACATTCTCCTTGACAACCCCCACAACATGTTCGAGGAGGTTGACCTGGCTCTGGAACTTCTTCGGCTTCGGAATCGTCGTCCGACTCTGTATCGCTAGGTACCCGCTCATCATCAGAAGATGTTGAAGATTCTTCGGACATAGGGGGTGGTCTGAACGATTGGTGGGAGCTACGACTGCTGAAATTAGATTCAGAGTCGGAAGACCCGTCAGAAGAGGAATCGGTATCGGCACCATGTTGAGGACCCGGGTTTCCAGGCTGGCTACCATGTTTTCCAGGTTTGCCGCCGGTATGGCTACCAGTGCCGTTGTTAGGGGTGGTAGGACCGCCCGGGCCCGCATTTCGAAAGGGCTGTTTGCCCAGGTTGCTGGCGTTTCCGAATCTGAACTGTGTGTTGAGCGGTGGGATGTACATGGTGTACTGTGGTATCGGTGAAATAACGTACTTCCATGGAAGCACATGCCTCATCTTGGGAATGTCCATGACGATGCGCGACAAGACGACGTCTGCCGCGGATCCTCTAGCAATGTCGAGCAAGTTGTACACTGATCGTTGGAAAAAGTTGTACTTGCCGCGTGCTACCGACTGATGCTCCACGAAGTTAACGTAGATGCTGTCTGACATGCGTCCTGTGATGAGACCCACGATGTCTGGGTATTTGCAATCAATCTTCTCAGCGCTCAACCTTGCGCTGAGTAATGATCTAAGATTGATGTGCAGTTTCTTGACGTCCTCTTCCGTCTCCCTTGGTCTGTCGGCGAGCCCGTAAGCAGTGGTTAATACCACATGTATCGGGATGACCTCTCTGCCGAATCGTCCTGTGATGGTGATCTGTTTTTCGTCCATGTCAACCAAAGCGTGACCCACAGCTTGTTGCAATGATGGTTGAAACCAGTAATGCTTGCCGGGTCTTCGCTGGATGATGGTGTATGTCTTGTCGGAGGTAATTTGGATGTGCTCGATGGCCATATCTGCTCGGAACAACACGTCGTTGGGGGCTATGTCTTTAGGGATGTCTCCAACGACGATACATGGAAGGTCGTTGTAAACATCTTTGCTGAAGTTGTTAAACACAGCCACTCTCCCAACGCAGGCATTTCCACATGTTGCGTCGCAAACATGTAGGTCCGTTGAATCCACAGATCGGACATGGGCATTCCGCAGCGTCGTTGGTTCCAATTGGAGAAGTGTCAGGATGTTTGCTGGTATTGGGTCGTCGATTGTTTCTACGACCCAGCTGGTGTTCATTTTGATGACACTGAGAAGGTAGATTCCCCCAAGCGATCCATACACGAGCCCGCTGAATGAGTAGCCTATCTCCGGTTGGTCTGCGAGCAGCGCGGCCATAGCCAATGCGCCAGTCGTCTTGTGTAACCACCGAATCACCCTCACTGAGCGGCCGTTTGTAGCAGGTACGCCAGGCATCTCCTTCCAGACTCTCATAGAGCCGCAACATCTCCAAAGCGTTATTAGCGCTGCGACGTGAGGTGCTATTAGTTCTGGGACGAACCAACAAGCTCCCTCCAGGCCGAGCGTGGTGAGCGCGGAGAATATCTCCGGCCGCCCTAAATTCGCTAGATTGACCAACCGTACGGTTTGTGAAAATACCGATTGTTGCCACTGCTTCCCAAGTTTCCCGTAAAAGAACTTCGTGTACCATTCGTAAAGTGCACCCGCCGCGTTCTTGATTGCGGGTATCACTAGGGTGCGTGTGCGGTCTTCCAAGTATGTTGCATGTTGGCTTGCGTTGTTTAAGGCGCTCGTTAAAGTGCCGTCCACGCTTTCGCGCGTTGGCAACCCTTGCCAAATCGAATGCACATACGTCCCAGGGTGCACGGATGATGTTTGATATGCAGCCCCCAACCGCTCCCACAATGGAATATCTCGTTCCGGGAAATCCCACGGGCGTGTGACCATCGCCCGCGCTAGAGCAGTGAGCGGGGCAGGGACAGATCTCGTTGCCCACCACGCTGTACTGCCTACTCCTCCTTGCTGCTCGACAAATGCGTTCGTCGCACCGTTGACGAATTGGTCCCGCGCTGTCTGCACAAGGTTTAGGTGGCCCACTAGACCACTCCATCCATGTCTCCCAGAACGCTGAAATATGTTCCGGGTAAGCTGCTCCGCAGTTACATTGAGTTCCTCGTCCATCTTGCATGTGATTAGACCGAATCGGATCCGTTGCCAGGGGGTTCGCCCTTCTGGTCGTTGTCTCTCGGTTTAGTGAAGTGGTGAAGTTTGTGATAACTGGGGGTTTTAACGGGCCAGTGGTGTCCTGGTCCGGCGCTTGTCGACTGTGTAGGTCTTCCGCCTCCACACAATCTACTGAGTTTAATG